AAGCTACCTGAAGAGTTACGTCTAATGGACATAAGGAGAACTGGTATAACACAAATGATAGACAAGGGTGTACCATTGCCACAAATCATGGCAGTATCTGGACACACACATGTGTCTTCTGTGAAACCATATCACAAGCATACTTACGAAAGTGCAAATAGTGCCTTGACACAGAGAGACATAACTGTACAATCGACTATAAGGAGTAATAATAAGAGTGATACATTATGAGTGTATATAATATTATAAATAACTTAACACTTACAAATGGTGAAACTAAACGTATGAATTGTCCTACGTGTAATGGGTACAAGACCTTTACCGTGACAAACAATATGGGTTCTATCGTTTGGAATTGTTACAAGGCTAGTTGTCCTGAGTCGGGTGGCACTCGTGTACACCTTACGGCAGAGGACATACGTAAGTCATTGGGTAGTGTTGCAGAAGAGACACATGCTGTAACATTCGACAAGCCTGACTTCCTTGTACAAGATCACTCTAAGATTGCTGAGTTCTGTGAGCAGTGGGCTATTGATCCCAAGGTATTGGGTCTACTGTACGATGTGAAGGAAGATCGTGTGGTGTTCCCTATTATGCAGGGGAATGTGATGGTGGATGCCAGTGGCAGAAGCCTCACAAAAAGATTACCAAAGTGGAAAAGATATGGAAAAAGTGTATTGCCATACGTGTCTGGACGTGGTAAAACTGCTGTAGTCGTTGAGGACTGTATAAGTGCAGCCATTGTGGGTGCGACAGGCAGTTCTGGATGCTCAGAGGGTGGCGTGTTTGTCGGGGTCGCAGTGTTGGGTACGTCACTCTCTGAGGCACATAGGAAGTACTTATCCAAGTTCTCTACGGTAGTAGTTGCATTAGACCCTGACGCATTGCCCAAGACACTACAGATTGCGAAAGAATTACGTGGACATGTAGACACAGTAAAAGTTCTACGGCTCACAGACGATATTAAGTATCGTAACCCGACTGACATTGAAAACTTAACAACACTAGGAGCATAATATGGAATTATCATTAATACGTAGTCTGATGAACAAAGAGTTCTACGATGACCATCGTGGTGCGAAATGTCCTGACAGACTATTCAGTAAAGATGTACGAAAGATCAAACAGTCTATCGACACTGCTATGGATCGCTATGAGCGTACAGTTACACCAGACGAGATTGAAGCCTTGTTCATGGCTAACAATCCTACACTAACCACCGCACAGAAACAGGCATACAGCCATCTGTTTCATCAGGTAAAGAAGGAATCCCCAATGGGGAGTGACGTAGCACAAGAGGTGTTGTCCAAACTATTCCAACAAGTAGTTGGTGAGGACATTGCTAACCTTGGCTTTGATTATGTCAACGGTACTAAGGCTAGTCTTGAACCATTACGTAACATGCTTGAACAGTATGGTGATGACTTCACGCCTAACCTGAAAGTAGAGTGGGAAGATATTAGCCTTGATACTATCCTTGCCATGACTGACCTTGAGTCGCAGTGGACATTCAACATACCTACACTTGTACGTAAGGTTGAAGGTATCAATGCAGGTCATTTGATTGAAGTTGGCGCAAGACCAAACACAGGTAAGACATCCTTCCACGCATCACTGGTAGCAGGGCCACAGGGCTTTGCATGGCAGGGTGCTAAGTGTGTTGTGCTATGTAACGAAGAGGGTTACCACCGTGTGGCACACCGCTACATCACGGCAGCTACAGGCATGGACAAGTACGAGATTGCCAAGAACAAACAGCAAGCCATGTCGATCTTTGATCGTATCCGTAGCAACGTCATGTTCAAGGATGCAACTGGTCGTGACATGTCATGGGTTGAGTCTGTGTGTAAGTCATACAAACCTGACATTGTGATACTGGATATGGGTGACAAGTTCGCCAAGACAGGTGGGTTTGCACGTCCTGATGAAGCACTCAAGGCCAATGCAATCTATGCCCGACAGATAGCCAAGCAGCATGACTGTGCTATCTTCTACATGTCTCAGCTATCAGCAGAGGCAGAGGGCAAGGTGGTACTGAACCAAGCCATGATGGAAGGTTCACGTACAGGTAAGGCAGCAGAGGCTGACTTGATGATTATGATTTCCAAGAACCCTACAGTAGAGGGGCAAGAGGAAGAGGACAACCAACGTCACATCAACATTGTTAAAAACAAGTTGTCTGGTTGGCATGGTATTGTTCATACTGATTTGGAATACAAGATAGCGAGGTACGTAGCATGAACGAAGTACTGATAGCCATATTAATACTTGGCCTAATCATTGGTGGGTTTGCATACATAGCATGGAGTGAAATGAATAAATGATAGAAGTAACATACATTGATCACATGGGTAATGACCTCAGTGTTGTGAATGCAGCACGAGTGTCATTTGGTAAGAAGTCAAAGCTAGAATGCATTGACATGGTGAAAGGCAAGTACGTGTTGAATAACAAAGATGCCAAGCTGATTAACTATCTAGCTAAGTACAAACACAAGTCACCCTTTAATCATACGTTTGTCACATTCCATGTGAAAGCACCCCTGTTTGTAGCACGTCAACTTGTGAAGCATGAGTACATGCCTTGGAATGAGATTAGTCGTAGGTATGTTAGTGATGAACCTGAGTTTTATGCACCTCAGTGGCGTGAAGCTGCAGAGAACAAGAAGCAGGGCAGTGGTGACCCTATGCAGAACGGGGCAAAGAAAGCTGTACAGAACAAGTACGATCAACTGACTAAGGGTGCAGCACGTACCTATCGCAGGTTGTTAGAGCTAGGATCATGCGAAGAGCAAGCACGTATGGTACTGCCACAGTCTATGATGACTGAGTGGTACTGGTCTGGTACGTTGTATGCATTTGTAAAGATGTGTCAGCTACGTTGTGCCAAGGACACACAGCAGGAATCACGTGAGGTGGCAATGCAGGTGTCGGAATATATGGAAAAAATATTCCCAGTATCATGGGAAGCATTATGGGAGCATGGAACATGACTTGGGTATTGGTGCTTGTCTACTTGTACAACCAAGAGCCATACGTAGAAAAAATAGACATGTATGAATCTATGTATGATTGCTTTGCTGGGTTTGAACATTGGGAAGATCAAGTTACCAAAAAGGGTACGCAATTAGTATGTATACAAGGAGACAACGATGAATAAACAAACAGGTGAAATTAAAGTAACTGAGATAGAAGAACACGAGGATGGTAGTGCTACGCTACAGGTAGAATGTGATGCTGATACATTTGCCTACATCTTCAACATAGGCTTTGTGTCCTTAGTAAAGAAGGGTATAGAAGATAGCAAGTGGCGTACTTGCGTATCCTGTGGTGGCCCATCGTATAATGATATGTGTGGGTTTTGTTTAGAGGAAGAATGATGATACGAGAAATGACAGACGATGAAAGACAACGGGCAAAGGAGAAGCAGCGAATGAATACAGCAACTATGACAGAAGAAATAATATTGCATTCGGCAATGAAACGTACTAACTTAACATTAAAAGAAGCGGTAGCTGCAATGGAAATGTATGCCAATGATAAAGAATTTCAAGAACACCTTGACGCACACTATGAAAATAGTTTACTGGTAGATGATGCAGAGGATATGGTAACACCAGACTATTAGGAGATAATATGAAACTGACCCTTGACGTAGAAAACACAGTGACAAAACGAAACGGCAAGTTACACCTTGATCCGTTTGAACCAGAGAATACATTGGTTATGGTGGGTATGCTAGATGATCTTGGTAACTCAAGCCTTGTAACATTTGATCACGCAGAGCAAGAACCTACCAAAGAGGGGAGGACTATCGTTCAAAAGAACTTGGATGAAGCCTCCCTTCTTATTATGCACAACGCTGCACACGATCTTGTGTGGCTATGGGAATCAGGCTTTACGTATGAAGGTCTGATCTTTGATACAATGCTAGGTGAGTACATCTTACAACGTGGACAGAAAGAACCTCTGTCACTTGAAGCATGTGCAGAACGCTATGAGCTAGACACTAAGAAGCAAGACACAATGAAGGAGTGGCTAAAGGCAGGTAACTCTGTTCGTGACATGGATCACGCAGAACTATCAGACTATTTGTCTGCTGACCTACATGCTACGCAACAACTATACAATCGTTTGCAGACGAAGTACGAGGAATGCAGTACACTGGAAGCAACGATCAAGCTGACTAATCAGTTGGCTGTACATCTTGCCCACATATACCAACGTGGGTTTGCAGTTGATCTTGATGCACTTGAGAGTGTGCGTCAGGAGTTTGAACAGGAACGTGATCAACTTGTAATGGAGCTAGAGCAACAGGTGCGTGACCTTATGGGAGATCGTCCTATCAACCTCAACAGTCCAGAGCAATTATCATGGGTGATCTACAGTCGTAAGCCAAAGGACAAGAAATTC